GATCTCTTCGCCAGTAGGCTCAAACCCTGCCTTAACGCAGTTGTTAACTTCCTTACCACCTTTCTTCTTGGTGCCTTGCTTCTTATATCCTTTCCAGCAAGAGGTGTTACCGTTGTCATCTTTGCCATCCATCTTGACTTCAAAGATGTATGTCTCACCACCTAGTTCAAAAGAGAGTGACTCTTTCTTGGCAGTCTTTGCAGATTTAGTAAAGGCATCAGCAGCAGGATAGTCCTTACTACCTTTCTTTGCAGGTGCTTCACCACGCTTCTTTTTAGCATGGATGTTGGCATAGAGACCATTCTTCTCTTCTAGGTCTTCAGTCTCTTCACGAGCAACAACCTTTGTAGTATCTCTGATCTCTGCTCCAACAGAATACTTCATGCCTTGACCTGTACGCAGGTTAGCAGCAGGATCAGGAGGAGCAGCGTTTGTTTTAGGATCTTTAGTCGAGAAGTCATCCTCTTTCTTTTCCTTACCAGAAAGGTCAGGGATAGAAGTGGATGCATCAGTACCACCAGCAGGACCAGGAGCTCCTAGATCTTTCTTCTCTGGTGCGGGGATGGTAGCAGACTCTTCACTGATAGTAGACTGTTGGAATCCATCTCCACCCATCCACTTGGAATACGAATTGATAAGTGCCTGGGAATAGGCATCATTATGCTGCACACTATTGACTGGTTTCTGTCTTTCCATTATTGAAAATACTACTTTTCCTGTCTTTATTTATGGTATCAATTACTTGTACGGCGCGGATATCTTTCACCCATGCTCTAAACATCTCACCAGACTCGGTGATTGCAATGACATAGTTGACTCCAGACCTATGTATACTACCTTTCTGTCCAGTCAATGCATTCATAACAATATCACCTTCAGCAAATGTATCAGTTTGTCTATGCTGTTGACGAACTGCTTGCTCTCTCAATTTTTTGAAGTCTTTCATTTAAAATTAGCGGGGAGTGCTCCTTTAATTTCCATCATCATTGCCATACAATCTTTATCATTCAGTGCTCTGGGTATACCAGACCTAAATGTTTTGAAGTCGGCAGCAAAAGCAGCACGTCTCATCTTTGTTCCAGAAATAGCAAAGGTATCTCCATCAGCATCTCTGCTGCCTGAAGATTTAATTTCTAGTTTTCTAAAAGAAAACTCCGTGCCGTTATATTTATGGAGGAATGACATGGCTGATACCCTATCAGATCCTACAAGAAACACTGCTTCATTATACCCATCCATCATAAGCTCCTGTAAGATCTCCACGGGTTGTTTAGGACCCGAAAAGATTTTACCCTTATGCTCTGGGAACATCTTCTCCATGTAGAATAGTTTACGATGAGGTGGGAGGGGATTCTTTCCTTTAGTGTCGTGGGATTGAGAAATATAAATGCGATAATCATGTCGTCCCGATGCACGTTTCACTCCATCAAAGTTTTCTTTATGTCCCGTAGTAGGTGGTTGGAATCTGCCAAACGTAAAGTAGCAGGTCTTACAATTTAACGCCATTGTTTTTGTAGAGTGAAGTTATTGAATGCAAACTCAAATCTATTAACAAATTTAATCATACTACCATCTTTATGAAGAACATATCCTTCAGGTGTCGTCACCTTATATCCATTCTCTGTCTGGACATAGGTTCGGAACTCTTCTAGGTGGTCCAGTTTATCTATAACCAATTGTTTTAAATCTTGAATCTCTTTATAAAGAGAAATCATAGTCTTAAAGTTATAGACATTATCTAGGAGATAGTTTTCACTCTCATATACTAGCGCACATTTCTTGGTTCTATTAGCAACTGTCTTGATCTTCCCCAACTCCTTCTGCATCTTCTCATCGTAGAAGTTCACCAGGGCATGGACCGTCTCGTCCACGTTCGTAATCTGCGTCCCAGCTCTAACTTCTGAATTGAAGAACTGTTTGATGTAGGTAGAGATGTGGAATTTTTTATCCCCAGTGCTACCCATATTGGAAACAAGATTGTCAAGAAACTTACCAGCAATAGAACACATGCGTTCGATTTTTTGTACATGTCTATCAAAGCGTTGTAATTCTGTTTGACTAAAACCAACTTGATCCATTGGTGTGTCATTTTTAATGACCAATGCATCAGAAGAACCAGTGACATCAGCACCTGCAAGAGCTTGCATGTCTGCAAGGTCATCACCAGTGTAATGAGTGTGGAATACTACACCAATCTTTGCTCTACCTGCTGCTTTGCCGATAGGGTGATCTACTGGAATGCCATAGGTAATAGTGTTAGGTCTGAATGTGTACAGTCTCTCACCATTAACTGTCTCTGTTTTCAATGTGCTGTTAGTAAACATGAGGTCGCCTTGCACGACTCCATCGATACCTAGTTTACTAAAGTATTCTAGAGAGAACTTAAGTTTCTCTGCCAAATCACCTGAATAGTATGTGTCTACATCACCAGGTAAGAAGCATAGTTTTGGTTCTGTTTTGTTGAACACAGATTTAGTGCCAACAAAAAATCTTTTCGTGTATGGATGCACACCACAGATGACTGATGGAGCACCATCCCACTTGGTTTGCATGAAACCTTGAGACTCCTGGTGACCCAACATCTTACGAAGTTCCTTCAGGAAAGCAACTGCTGCAGTACATCCTTCTGTACCATAGTTTAGCATTTCATCTTCTATGTGTTCTAGATGTTTTAATTGCTTAATATTTGCCATTACTTCTTATAGTAATCCCCGTTAGTGTGTGTTGGGAATGTCTCTCCTCCACTCTTTGATCTGATATTAAATTTGAACTCATAGTTCTTTGTTTCAAATAGGATATCAACTCGCTTTCCTTTGCCGTTGACACCACCATAGTGAATCTCAATCTCATTACCAGTCAAAGCAGAAGAATTTGCCATGTATCTCTTATCAACTTCATAGCAATGTACATCTGTACCAGTGTAATGGACCATCCAATATCCATAACCTACACCAGATGCAATGAGTCTTTTCAATGCTCTCACACCAGCAGTATTTAAAGTTACTTTTCTACGATGGTTATTTACTGTTGTTCTAGTAGCATCTTTACCAACATAATCTTGGAACACTGTCTTAAAATCTTCAGGATTGATACCAAACATATTTAAATATGTCATACCAGCTGGTGGTATCACTCCCGTTTTAAAAGCACTAGTTGGAAACAATGACAAATTTTCCTTGCCACCACCTCTAACACCACAGTTAAAGAAAGACAGCGTGTCTCCCATCTTAACTGACAAATAAATTTCTTTAGTTACTTTACCGTTTGCTGGTCCGAATAACAATGTAATATCAGTCAGGGTTTTACCCATATCCAGTGAACTAGAACCACCCGCAGAGATGTATATGTCATTAGTATTTCTCATCCGCAATGGTCTAGAACTATTGTCACCACCAGCGTGTTTAGCACCCTTGTATGTAAGTCTTGTTGCTTTAGTTATCTTCTCAATGATTTGTTTTGCATGCTCTGGGTAAGGACCACCCTCTTCAAAGTAGTGCTCGCAACTAGTGAAGAGATCTTTTTCATAGTCATTACCTTTATTTGTTTTACCACCCTTCTTACCTTGACCACCAAATTCTGCTGTCTTTACTAAATCTTGGAAGTCAAAGGTAGCAACGTGTGGTGTATGGCTAACAGCACCAGTCACTTCAATGTTTCCCTTGCCACGAAAACCACCATTGTTTGCTAGCGACAAAATGTCCTGCCGCAGATACCTTTGTATAGCAGTATCCTGTAAATGTGCAGCATCATACGAAGACGCACTTCCATCTTTGAAAGTGACTGTAACGTCATAAACTTCAACATCACCCATGCTATCATCAAGCAAAAACCGACCACCAGAAGCAACCTTCTTGATCATCTTGGTGATACGCATGTCATATTCTTTGCCATTACGGCAGAGATCTGCTAACTTCATACGAAAAAACCTCCCCTAATATTTAGAGGAGGTATAAAGTTAGTTAGATTCTTTACCAACATACTCGTGAGTCAAGGTGTAATGATGCCTATGTCGTTTGGTCAAGAGATAGTATCCTACAATCTTTTTACCATCATCACGCCAACCATACCCAATCAAGCTATCGTTAATATTTCCACAATCAGGTGTCTTATTAGTATGGAGGTAGTGATTAAATTTTTCATGCAGGTTGATCATTGGCAGTTTGTTGCTGACATATCTATATTATCACGAAATCCTCACAAATGGAGGGTTCTTTATAATATTTTAACGATCACCTGCTGCACGAACTTCTGAATTATGAACGTTAAACTCACCACCAGGGTAACGCTTCTTGAGTTTGTTGACGTTAGTTTCAATCACCTCATCGAAGGAAATATCAAGTGCCATTGTAGCTTGAGCAACATACCACATAACGTCACCCAACTCAATAATGAGATGCTCACGATTATCTTCGTTCCACGGTTTTCCTTGGAAGACCATTTTTTTAATGATCTCAAGGAACTCACCACCCTCAGCATTAATTCCAACCCCAGCAGTAAGAAGTCTCTCAATATTGGCACCTTGTCGATCAAGATCAC